TCGCTTCACAGTCCGTAGAGGAGCTCTGTCATGTCTCCCTTACGTACTCCCTGAAGAACCCCGTGCTGCAGTCACTCAGTGCCTTAGGGATTACCAACCCCTTTAGCACCGCGTGGGAGTTGCTGCCTTATTCGTTCGTCCTTGATTGGGCCCTACCGGTAGGTGATTACCTATCGTTACTCGATGCCGATTTTGGTTGGCAATTCGAGATGGGATCCGTGGGACGATTGAAGAAGGTGCGGTTGGTAGGGGAGTCTGTCATCCTACCCAGTGGGCATGTGCTCATTGGGGGGGACCCGACGGAATATAGGTTCCATGCCGATAGTTTCTCTCGACATGTCCTCTATAATTCTCCCTTTCCAGTTTTCCCGGGTTTGAAGAACCCGTTCTCCTCGAAGCACGTAGCGAATGCTTTATCGCTGCTGGCGTCGAGCTACCGTTAACCCTCCACTAGGAGAGCCAATGGCTGCTCAGGCCAATGTGACCTTGAATACCAAGGTCTATGTTCCCATCGGCATCGCCGATAACGTCGCCAAGTGGCGGGAGTCGTCCGCGGCATACCCTCAGGGTTATTCGATCCTGAGTCTGTCGCTTCGGCCTCCGTCTCCTGGCAGCAAGAACTACCGAGCTGTCAGCAAGTTGCTGGTACCGGTGGTCCAGGCCGAGGATTCGGGTTTCGCGCCTGCGGGTACTTTTCTTAGGCAGTCTGCCTTCGAGGTAACCGCGACGCTGGACTCGACCCTCTCTGCGGCTGAGCGTCTGGATTCGTGGACGAGGTTTAAGGAATGGGTTGCTAACGCACAGTTCGAAGATGCGTTCAGTAACCTCGTTCCCCCGACTTCGGCCTAATCCAGATCTCTCTAACTCACTAAGGATAACCTAATGAGTAAGCGTAAGCGTAAGCTACACTTGAGTCACCCCCTTCTGGGGAAAGGACAGCCGCAGTACTTAGTCGCGATCCTGGAGGAGCTTAATCGCTCCTTCTCCGCGGATGGCTCTGGCATTTACTCGAGTGAGGATTTAAACCCCTCGCTCGGTAAGATACCCGAGTTAGACCCTAATAAGTGGGGTCCCCGCGGTGAGTTCGCCGACGCCTACCTGCTCACTGAGATGCTCTCAAAGTATCCTTTTAAGATACCCGGGGTAAATCGTGATCAGGCGGCGTTAGCGAAGTTCAAGGAAAGCGAATCGCAATGTGCCCTCGTCAATACGACGATCGGGATCAATACCGCTGACCCTTCAACTGGGATCAGCTGGCACTCCGTCCTTGAGACGGCCCGCCAGAAGGTATTGCACCTGCTGGGTCCCTTCTCTTGGGACTTAGTGGACGACCATTGCGGTTTTGGCCCTGGGGCCAGCACTTCGCTTAAGCGGAGTAAGTCTGACGCCTTTTATAAGTTCGGGCATAAGCCCGACGTGACTCCAGACTGTTCCCTGTTAGGTTGGCTCGCAGTTTACCGCCAGCCAAACTGGTTTGAGGTCCTTACCGGCACCAAACCTACTGGTATCTGGATTGAGGATTTTCACAGGCATCCGCCCGAAAAGATCTTCAACCTGGTACCAGGAAACAGGATCACCACCGTCCCCAAGAACGCCAAGACGAACCGAGTGATCGCTATCGAGCCTGATCTGAATATGTTCCTTCAGAAAGGAATCGGTGGCGTTATTCGGTCGCGTCTTAGGTCGGTGAGAGTCAACCTTAACAGCCAGAAGCTTAACCAGCGACTGGCCCGTATAGGGTCCCGTTACGGTACCCTAGCCACGGTTGATTTCTCATCGGCCAGCGATACCATTTGTACGGGTATCGTGGAGGAGTTACTTCCTCCGGACTGGGTTTCCGCACTTAAGCAGGTGCGCAGCCCAGTTGGCGTTCTTCCCGATAAGTCCACTGTCCAGTACGAGAAGATATCCTCGATGGGCAATGGTTACACGTTTGAGCTCGAGAGCCTTATTTTCTGGGCGATCGCGCGCAGCGTGGTGGATCTTATTGGGGTCGGGGGCATCGTCTCCGTATACGGCGATGATCTCATCGTCCGGGTAGAGGCAAAAGATTCCCTAGAGTGGGCCT